AAGATTGAGTTAGGGAACGCCATCGGCGTCGGCATCGCATCTCCTCTCACGGCGCTTCACGTCGTCGGTGGGTCGATCACCGAGGGAGATAACGTGGCATGTAAGAGATACTCGACGTCCTTCACACTGGGTTCGGGTGTGGCAAAGGACGTCATTCTAAATTTCGGGAACGGGTCGTTCTATGCGAAGATCAAGTGCATGCTCAGGGAGGTGTCGACGTCCAATCGAGATTACATCAACACAATGGTTCTGGAGGTCACCGGTGGTAACGGGTCTGGGAATCAATCGTCCATCCCCATCGCCGTCGGTACGAAAAACATATTCGGTGGCGTCTCCAATCCGTATCCGTGGAGCTCAACGATTACCACGACCGCGACGAAGGTTCGATTCACCCCGAGCAACATCCTGTCGACGAGACAATACACGTACGACATACACGTGAAACTCTACTCGAGCCTGTCCAGTGGGAAATTGACGAGCGTCCAATATGACAATTCTAATCCTAAGACTGTGCAGAGCTATAGTTACTAAATCGTGAATCGGGGAAACCGATTCAGGGTGAAGTTTAACTTACTTAACTTGATCGGTCAGCATGAGCGCGATGCTGGCAACGATGAAAAAGAGCACGGCAAAATTACATTCACTCTCTTCTCGTCCGACACTCACCTTCGAGGTCGGCGCCTCAGGCTTCTTCGGCTGCTGAGGTCGGACGATCGGAACCCGCCTGACGACGGGCTCGTCCTCCTCGTCGAGTGGACAGAAGGACACCATATAATACTACCATTAGAGATTAATTTCATTCTTCTTCTTTCTCCCACGCTTCTTCGGTGCCGACTTGGGGAGTTCAACCTCCTTGACGTCGCCATCATCTTCGGGGAACTCACCTTCGGACACGATGTCTGAGATCTCGTCTTCCTCTGGTTCTTCGGGTCTGGGATCGACCGTAGTCGACATCGGCGGCGGCGGCGGCATGCTGATGCCACCCATCAAAGAGGAGAGATCGAGTCCCGGGATGCCCATCTGTGGTCCCTTCATCTCGTACCCGCTCCCACCCTGCGGTGGCGCACCGCCCGCGGCTTGTGTCTTTTGCACCGCCGAAAACATTTGTCCGACGAGTTCCGGGTTCTGTTTCAGGACGTCCGTCATGTTCGGAAGCGCCTTGAACATGCTGTTACTGAGGTGGAACGCGAAACCAGACCCAGCGAGCATCATTATGAGTTTGACCTCCGGTGCCATTTGCATCGAATTCTTGTACTTAACGGCGAGCTCCTCCAGTACGGGATCGTAGTCGTCCAACGACTCCATCACACTCTCCGACCAACCCGTGAGTTCGAGAGACAGCGGATCGTATTTCTTGTTCAACCATTCTAGTCCAGTGACACATGCCACGAGCGCGCGTCTGCTGAATTTCACCGACTGTTCAATCTCGATTCCGTACGTCACCCTCTTGTATTCCGCTCGAAGATCCTCGATCGGTGTGTACACGTTCAAGCGTTTGTTGACGATGACGCCCTTTTTCTGTCCCAATCGCTGAAGCTTCGACAACAGATCGCACTTTTCGTCGTCGATGGACGAAAATCCGCTCGATGGCTGCTGTTGCGGTGCCGAACGTCTGATGGGGACGTCTTCGTCGTAGTCGTCGTCAGAGTAATTGGCGTACTCGTCCGCGAGGTCTTCCTCCACCGCAGGCGGAGGCGCCTGGGTCGCCTGTTTCGTCGGATTCATGAAGGCATCCAAGTCGATGTCGTCGTCGTCGTCCTCGTTCGCATACCTGGGAGGTGCTTGTTTTTTAGGCACGCGCGTGGGTCGAGACCGAGTGACCTCGATCTCGTCCATCAGGCGCTGTTCATCCGCACTCAAGTTCATAACCGAAGGATTGTCACCTCGATCGATGACGAATTCTTCACCCATGATCTAGTACTCTCGTTGAAAATACACGCAGAGCTTTAACGCACTTTCGAAAAAATAATATTTCCTCATGGTACAAATGATTAAGCTCAACAACACGAACCGCAGGGCGCTCACTTGGATTGCCGTCCTGATCATCGCGATCCTCGTCCTGGGCACCATGTACAGCGGATACGTCGGCGCCCCAATCGTCATCAAGCAAGACCTCGAAGGTAGTTTCTGGGACTTGAAGCAAGACCTCGCGTGCACCCCGGGTCATGTGAAGGGTGCCGCGTACAGCCGAGGCGGTGTCCCGGGCGGTTTGTGCGGTGACCAAGAGTGGGTTCGCAAGTCCGCGACGTACGAAATCGTCGACGAATAAAATTTGTAACCGTAAAGTATAATGGCTCTCGTGACTGCACCCCAGTCGTCGACTCCTGATCTTCAATACGAATATCACACCATCACTTTGGACAGCGTCGGACAGTCCAGCGCGAACACGTTCACGTGTCATCTCCAGACCCCTCTGAGGAACGTCGTTCAAGCCAGACTCGTCGCCGCGCACATTCACTCCAACGCCTCGGTCGAACACTGCTACGTCTCCATCAAAGAGTTGGACACGTTCTTCAACGATCGAGCATTCAAGGCTCTGGATGAGCAACAATCGATGTCCAAGGTGAGACACTCCTTCGCCAGTATCGTCTCCGAAGCCGCCACGCACGGGGATAACCAACTCATCCTCTTCCGAGACAACTACCCTATCGTCACTCAGTACATCGATCCAGTCCGATCGATCGACCGGTTTCAAGTGACAATCATGGATCAAGACGGGAACACGATTAAAAACTCCACGGACGCCGGTGATAATTTCCTCGTCATTCGCTTCGTTTGCATGAAAAGAAATTTGTGAGAGTATTGTAAATGTCGTCGGGTGTCACAATCTTGACCGCCGTCGGTCAACAGGATAAATGGATTCACTCCGACGGTGCCGAGGGTGTCTCGTTCTTCAATCAAGTGTGGAAGAAACACTCGAACTTTTCACAATCGATCGAGAAGAATTACATCCAAGGTGCCGTGCGAAACGGTGGTCTGTCCAAGATTTTGATTCAAAAGTCAGGTGATCTGCTGGGGTACACGTATTTCACGATCGACAACGGTACCCAAGCTCTGGATTCGAACGATTGGCGAACGCTCATCGAGTACGCAGAATTGAGAATCGGTGGTGAGGTCATCGATCGTCAATACAGCGAGTGGTCGGAGACCGTGGCGGTGGACATGCTCGCCGGGAACTCGTCCCGGTCGGCGCTCGGTCCGCACCCGGGTCTCTCGTCGTCGTCGTTCTTCTACCCTCTCCGCTTCTTCTTCTGCGAGACCCCGAGCCTGGCGCTTCCGCTCACGGGTATTCAGCTTCAAGACGTGGAGATTTACGTGAAATGGGGTTCGAACATTCAAGGCAAACAGGTGGAGTGTTACTCGCAATATTACTACGTGGATGCGGACGAACGTAAGGCGCTCACAAACACCAGACACATGCTCATCTACCAAACCCAAAAAAACATCGCCTCGAGGGATCTCGTGCAAGATCTGACGTTTAATCATCCAATCAAATTTATCGCGAGTTCCAACACGAGCTCGAGCAGTCCGTTGAAGCGCGTGGACAATCGAATCAAAATTCAAATCAATGGGAACGACGTCACACCGTTTCGGTTCGGCAAACCACACTTTTGTGAGGTCAGCCACTACTTTCACACGAGTTTCGTCAACTCTCCCGATTTGTTCATGTACCCGTTCTGTGTCACCACGAACTTGTTCCAGCCAACGGGGTCTCTCAATGCCAGTCGGGTATCGAGCCTGCGTATCGTGTCCGAATCTCTTCCCCTCACGGATACCATCTGGGCGCTGAATCTCAACGTGCTCACCATAGATAAAGGATGTGCCGGTCTGCGCTTCGCCAATTAACCCTACCCTGTCTCAGTTCCGTCGATTCAACAACGGAATTAAAATAGGGCATAACATTAGACGTCACATGGTGAAGAATTTACCGAGCGTAGAGCGGTCCCAGAAGATTCGCCTCGGCAAGTTTACGCCAGATGTACAGGCAACCGACACCATCGTGATCAACGCCACGTCAGACGACATCACCACCGCGAACTCGGGTCTGTACGTCGCACCGGTTCGATTGGACGCGTCCGCGGGGCAGGGTGGATCCGCGATCACGATCGGGTATAATCCAACGACCAAGGAAATCGTACAGAGTGCGTTTCCAGTGAATCAAACCCAAGGATTACAAGAGGTCACGTCGAACGGGGCGGTGACGACCTTGGGTGTGGAGGTGTCGAACACGCTCGCGGCGACGAGACTGCAAGTTGGAGAGGGGGCGAGCGCGGACGACGTGAATGTCTTCGTCGTCAAAGGTGGCGTGTTGATCGAAGGCAACTTGGTGGCTACGGGAGACACGACCTTCGTGCGAAGCAATAACGTGTCCATCACCGATCCACTGTTAGAATTGGGTGGGAACAATAATTCGGAGGCGTACGTCTACGATGTCGGAATCATCATGAACCGACCCGGTGAAAACGTTGGCGTGGCTTACCTTGAAAATCGGGACGAACTCACGATCGCCCTCACGGCGAACACCGCGACTGATAGATTCATCGTGACCTCGTCCAATCTCTTGACCATGAATGTGGTCGGCGACGTGTACGCGAACGCGTATTTCGGGGAAGGATCGACGCTCACCAACGTCGCACACCTGGACGATTTCCTCTCGAATGTGACACGCATCGGTGATTTAGAGACAGAACTCACGTCCAACGCATTGCGCGTCGGGGACTTAGAGACCGTGCAGTCGAGCAACGCCCAACGACTTTCGACACTCGAACAGTACCATGACGATAACGTCATTCGACTCAACATCTTGTACAATTTGCAGGCGTCGAACGCCGCGTTCTTGAACACGCTCGCGTCCTATCACAGTAGTAATGTCACTCGAATTTCTAATCTCGAGACGTGGCTCGACGACAATAGCGTTCGGATCACCAACCTGTCGAGCAATCTCGCAGACAACAGCGCCAGGATTTCATTGCTGAACACATGGCTCCAAGACAACAGCTTCAGGATCACGACGAACAGTGACAATCTCGCGAGTAATCACTACAGATTGACCAACGTGGAATCGAACTTGGTGGCGAATTCGAATCGAATCACGAATTTAACCAATGACGTCAACGCCATCGACGGTCGAGTCACGGTGTTGGAGAGTGAGACGAGCAACCTTCGTGTCGATCTCACGTCCAATGTCACCATACTCAATAATACCATCCTCGAGCTCGACAGCAACGCGGCTCGCGTCGAGGCGTTGGAGATTTTGAAAGCACCCATCGACAATCCAATTTTCACGGGCATCATCTCCGGTGATGGTGCGGGGATTTCGAACGTCGATTTGCAACATGTCACGAGCGATGGGAACGCGACCACGGATACCGTGCGGTTCACGTCCCCGACCGTCGCCTTCGTGACAGACTCCACTGTCGGCATCGGGACGGATGACCCAGACACGAATTACACCCTCCACGCGACGGGTGATATCAAAATAGAATCGAACGTCGAGGCGACGACGTTCATCGCCCCGGGGACGCACATCAACCTCGACGGTACAAATAAACTCAGTGGGAATACGACTGTGTATGGGAATCTCAACGTGTTTGGCAACGTCACATACTTGGACACCGAAAACGTCTACGTGAAAGATCCCATCCTCGGGATAGGCAATCCAGGTGCCCAAGACAGCGGTGTCATCGCCATGTCCGGAGGTCCCGGATCGAACGTCGCGTTCGGCTATAACAACACCGACGGCGAGTTCATCATCGCGTTCACGGACGACGGTCCGTTGGGTGTCACGCTCACCCCGAACGCCTCGAGAGAGTTGAACGTCCATGTGTACGGCACGATTTTCACGGCAAACGGGTTCGGCGTCGCCAACACAAATCCCGTCTCGGACACGTACGCCCTCTCCATCGGACAAAACGTCTTCGCCAAACACAACGGCGATTTAATCTCCATCCGAACGCTCGCCGATACGGGCATTTTCACCTCCAACGTCACCACACCCGTCATTGAATCCACCGGTACGAACTTGGAAATCACCGCACCCAACACCGTGCTCATGGGAAATCTGGACGTCCGAGGGGCGACCACGATGGTGAGCACGACCGACTTGATCGTCAACGACACGGTCGTCGATCTCGCGAATAACAACACGCTGACGTCCGTCGATTTGGGCATTCGCATGAAACGTCCGGGGGCGAACGTCATCATGGCGTACCAAGCGACGAGCGAGGAGTTGGCGTTCGCTCACTCCGTGACAGGCGTCACCCCAGACCCGACGAAAACCATGAATGTGCATGTGTACGGCAACCTCGACGTCGACACGGGCATCAACGTCGGATCGAATGTGATCATGAACGATCTCGCGTCGAACGTCATCGACGTCGATGGATCCATCGCGGCGAGCATTTACTACGGAGATGGAGGGTTGTTGTCAAATATCACACAAACGTTACAGGGAATTTCTGAAATCGGGGCGACGACCGATCAGACCATCTATTTCACAAACGTCACCACGGGTGTGAACGTGACCACGTCGAACGTCGAGGTCGGTGGGTACTATTTCGGGGATGGACAGTTCATGACCAACGTCGCCAACTTGGTCATCCTCCAATCCAACGTGAGCATCCTCAACCAAAACATCACGTCCAACGTTTCGGATCTAAACGATAATATCGCGAGCAACGTGTCCGACCTGAGGGATGACTTACAATCGAATGTCACCATACTCAACCAGAACATCACCAGTAATGTCTCCGACCTTCGAACTGATCTTCAATCCAATGTGAGCATCTTGAATCAGAACATCACCAGTAATGTCTCCGATCTGAGGGATGACTTGCAGTCGAACG